TTTTAACTTCTGACAACTCTGCGTCCTCAGAAACAATATCGCTCAATCGTGTTAAAGGTTCTTGAAAAGTTTGAGTGATTTCTAGAATATCGTCATAACCAGCTTCGCTGAATACTTCTTTAAAATATTCATTTATATCAATACCTTCTACCCCTGATTTAGTCTTAAAAGATTGAGCAGTCTCGGATAGAACTTGTTTTAAAACACTTCCTTTAGGGGAAAGTCTAGAGAGGGCTTCCAAAATAACAATTTGAGTATTTATTAGACTTTTGAAAGATACAGGCTCTTGTAAATTTTGAATATTCACTCCATATTTTTCATTCATGGATTCAATAAACATTTGCTTCACATCTTTTTTCATCTCAAAGATCGTGGACGCAAATTGCTGGACATCCTTTTCCGCTACCCCAATACCGTCTGCCTGAGCTAAACAATTGTTAAATGTATTAAACAAAGTCTTTTTAGACGCTAATGCAATAAAGGGAACATCTTGAAGAACTTCACAGAAGGTATCTACTATTTTCTCTGTATCCTCAAAAATCATGCTCGCTAATTTTCTAACAGTAGAGTTAGTTGCCCAGATAAGCTCAAACTCTTTTTTAGATTCGATCAACTCTTTTTTTACTAATTCCTGTCTACAAATCATTTCATAGATAGACTCAGTTATACCATCTTTGAGGATGTATGTTTGATTCTCAGTCAACTCATCATACGTTAATTTAGGGAAATTAAATGCTGTAGAAACAGTGTTAGACAAATTAACTGCATTCCTAATTTCAGGGACAGCACAAATCTTTTCATTATTTTCCTTAAGAAAATTAACTAACTGAGGTGTGACCTCTAGTAGATTTTGAAACTCTGAGGATTCAATAATCTTTTCAACAGAGCTAAGTCGTTGGTGTTTCTGGTACAGTTTCTTTTGCAAGGAATCTAGCTTAACTCTATTTTCCCATAGTGAGAGGATATCAGAAAAAGAGTTATCCGCAGACGAATACTCATTAAAATGAATATTTTCTACAAAAGAGTGTAGTTTGTCCGACACAAAGGAATCAAAAATTTCGTTATCTTCAAAAATAGACGAATCTTTGACATCTACTTTATGTAAAACTACATCCTTTCCAATTTCGTACTCTCCACTAATTACTTTATTAGTTTCACTTAAATAAGTTACGATACTATTTTGACTATCAATGGAAAAGAGAGTAACATTCTCCCTTAGTGATCTACCAATACAATCTCCTAATTTTACTAAATAGGAAATCTTTTTGTCTCTATCTTCGAACAATTTTGAAAACATAATATTTCTCCGTTACTAACTGTCTAAGTTTATATATGTTAGCTATTTACTAACTTCTTCGACTTTTTCTTCTTGTTTTTGAATTATTCTAGAAATAACTTCTTTTTCTTTATTTTCTAGAACTAGGATATCATCTAGATTAGATAAGTTGCGAGTTGATTCAGTCTTAGTAGGTGGTTTATTTTCTGCGCTTTCTTGACCGCCCGCCGCTCCTGGTGGGGGAGCCGCGCCTGGGGCTGGAGCCCCGCCTGGACCTGGAGGAGGTGCCCCACCAGGAGCCCCACCCATCCCTAAAGGTGCCATAGCTTGCTCCTGTTCAGCCTGCTCTTTTTGATCTTCCTCCATTTCTTTCTTCATTCGCTCTATTTCTACATCCGTCATATCGTAGTATTCTTTATAGATCTCTTCTTTAGAGAATAAACCTAAGCCTTGAACGGCTTGAATAACTCTAGTTTTCTGTTCATCAAGATCGAGTTTTCGTTTAGCAGACATATCAGAAGGCTCTGGTAGTTGGATTCTCAATTTTTTAATTAAAGAAGGAGGAAATCCTTTTAATTGAAGATGTCGTTTTGCCATATTTTCTAAACCAACTTCAATATTAATTTGTACTCTATGAATAGTTCGCGCAAATTTGACATCTAATTGAGAAAGGTTAGCCTTACGTTCTGGAGACTGATCTTTTTCAACAATATAATCTTTAGGAATTTTTAAGGCTGCTAATAACTTGTCTCTATAGTAACGAACATCTTCAATTTCTCCTAAATTAGTGGCTCCAGGAAGAGTGTCAATTTTAGTTCCTTTTCCATTCTTACTAGGAACATAATAATCTTCATCCATACTCAGTGGATTAAATCTCGCATCTACCGTTCCCTGATTTGAGTTATAAAATTTCTCTTTTTTAAACTTCTCTTTGAGACGTTCAATATACATCTCAGCCTTACTTGTAGGAAGAGTCCCTGTATCGACATAGAAGATTCTTCTTTCGGGAGCACGGGTTAAACGATAAATCATCATTGCGTCTTCCATCATTTTTAGAGAACGAAATACTCTATGACATAAGGCTGCTATGGATTTACCATAAGGGTAGAATATAGGATCGGAAGTATGAAGCCTATAGTGAACAATTTGATTCTTATCGAGTCTAATATACTTAAGAGGTTTTTCTACGGTATACTGAGAGCCATAATTAAAGTTGTCTTCATTAGGAATTTCTTGTAAAAAGTTTTTCAAATAACCAAACTCATTCTCTACCCGCAGAATAAAATTAGGATTAAGAATCTTGATCTTTTTAATTCCTTCGTCTGGATTATTTACATCTAAAATTAGTTCAGTAAAGCAATCTCCGTACTTAACCGTATTTCTAATAATATCCCATAAAAATCTATCAAGTCTAACTCTCTTAAAAAGAGCCTCAATTTCTTGTACTACTAACTCACTCTCAGTTCTAATAGTCCATTTTTCATTTCTAGGACCTCTCTGGCTAGAATCATCGGCATAAATATCAAACGCTGCCCCAATTTCAGGATATTCATCCATCTCCTCGTATTCTTTATACCTGCGTCTCCTATTCATCTCCATCTGAGGAAGAATAGGATTACGTGTCACTCCACCAACGGCAGGACTATGATCACCCTTATCTTTTATTACTTCTGTCTGAACAATTGTATCTCCACCATATTGAGTGGGCTGTCCTTTGTCCATAAGTTTTACAGCTTCGCCTTGTGTAGACGTAGCAAAAAACTTAGCTAAAAATTTTCCTATAGGCCCAGTAGGTGTAAAGAATCCCCCCGCTCTATTAGCGGTTCCTCCAAAAGTTGTGTAACCCTCTTCAATAGGTTTTTCGTTTTTTATTTCATCAGCCATCGAAAGTCTTCCTCAGTCATAGCTCCTGTAGCAGTTTTCATCCTAAACTTCCAATTTTTTGAAGGCATAGGAGGTGCATCCTTGTGGGGGATTTTAGAAATATGTTCAAGTGGTGTTGTGTCCAATACATTTTTATACCCGTGTACAGCCAAAGCCAAGCTCATAATTAAATCATCATGATGCCCTTTTTCAGCTTCAGCCCTTCCTTGATTTTTTATAATAAAAGTCATTAATTCGTCACATGTTCTTGTTGAGTTAATTTTGATTAAATCAGTTCTAATAGCTTCCTCCAGATCAGCTAAAATAGTATCTCTGTTTTTTGCAGTTACCAAAAAACCTATCTCATCTCTCTCATCATACCATAAATTTTCATATTCATAAATATTATAGAGCCAATCAATTAGGTTATTTCCAATCGTATTTCGCTCACAAATAACATGAGCTATATTATATAGCATTCCCTCCTCTGCAATAATCTTGGCAAACTCATTTATTGGGGTTCGATTGGAATAAAACTCAGCTACTTGTTGCCCATTATACATATTAATAACATGAAAAGCTGAATAATCTCTATCGCGTCCCAAAGCAGTATCACACGCAATTATATAATTATAAAATGATTGAGGTTCTTGCCATACGCGCATTCTGTTATTATATTTAATATGATACTTTTCACTGGTTTGAGAAGCTATCTCTTTCAATACGTCCCCAGCAATATAAGTATCACCTGTTCCAAGGAAAGAGCATTCATATTCCTGGAGCCATTGTTTCATAGGCATATTAGCTTTAGTAGTCTTTTCCCACTTATCTACATCTAGATCGTTAGCTTTCATTTCCTCATATAGCCAGGAAAAGCCTTCCTCTTGTCTTTGATATTCTGGGTGCTCTTGCCACCGAATATCAATAGGATGAAATGAGTTTGTACCTTCTACGGCTTTTCGATAAACATCATGATACCAATTGCCAATACCATTTACGGTAGAAAGAACAAAGGCTCTACCCCCCGTGGAGATAATGGGATAAACAGCAGCCCAAATGGTATCAATGTTTTCAATAAAAGCAGCCTCATCAATGATTAGAAGAGAGCCTGCTAATGATCTACCTGACTGCCTACCAGAAGGTCTGGATTTAATAGTTGAATTAGTTCCTAGCTTTAAGGTATGTTTATTATCCTCTACAATTCCTGGTTTAAGAAATTTAGGGAGTTCGTCATACATGAGTTTAATTCTATCTAGAACCTCTGTTGCTTCCACATCTCCTTTGGAAAGGATAACTACTTGCTTATGTTTTTGAAAAATTATTACCCATAACGCATAACTGGCTGCGATTGTGGTACACCCTGCTTGTCGAAACTTTCTGAGGATATTAAATCTATTTTCCTCTAAATTTTCAACTATACGATGTTGAAATGGATAAAGCTTAAAAGGGACTAACCCCCTAACAGGGTGTGTAACTTTAATATATTCTGAAATAAAATAGATAGGATCTTCCCTACATTTTTTAAACTCTTCTAATAAATCTTCTTTTTTCATACAATTAATCTAAGTCTCCCTTTATTATAGTATATGGAAATCTACGCCTTAATATGTACCCGCTCTAGAACAGATATTAGCGAAACTACGGATAAACTAGTCTCCTTTTTATCTAGGTGTGGTATAAAAATTACTTTAATAGCAGGAGCGCAGTCTCTATTTCGTGCTTATAAGGGTGCATTTGAAAAAAATAATGCAAATCCAGAAGATATTATCATAATGTGTCATGATGATATAGAAATTAGAGAAAATCCCACTACTTTTATAGAAAAAGTTAAAAATACGCTAGATCGAGATATGGTAGCCTTCGCTGGTCCCGCAGGAACCACTTTTTTAGACAAAGATGCTATTTGGTGGGAACAAGGTAGGTGGCAAAAGGGGTTACATAAAGGAAAAGTCACCCACATTGACCCTAAAGGCAAAGAATACTTAACATCCTACGGTCCTCCTGACGATGTAGTAGTATTAGATGGTCTATTTTTAGCTGCAAAAGCCAAAATGATCAGAGAAATTGGGTTAGATAAACCTGATTACTTTACAGGGGAGTGGGATTTCTATGATCTTCATTATACCTCCACTGCTTTTTTAAAAGGATACGTAAATACAGTTATTGATATGGATATTGTCCATCACTCCAGAGGTGAATTAGTAGGTAGAGACTCCTGGCACCTAAATAGAGCCGCTTTTATCGAGAATACTGAACTTCCTCTAAAAATATTTAAGTAGACTACTTCTTTTTAGTAGTACGCTTCTTTTTAGGAGCTTTTGGTGGTGTTGGGGGAGGAGGCACCACTGCTGCAACTGTTGGGGTTGTTGTTATAATACCCCTAGCTTCTTGCTTCATCAACTGGCGTCTTAAAGTTCTAGCATGCCCACTATTAGGGGGCAATTTTGATAATCGTCTTTCTAATCTCTCTTGTCTCATATCTTCAATCCTTTACCGTGTTTAATTTTTGATTCCTTAATGAAAAAAGCCTTAAGCTTTTTTTTGAGTTTCTCATTCTTCTCAAAGTATTTAGGACCTTTATTGTAAAAAGCCCTCTTCTTTCTCCTCAAACTTTAATCACTTATCTACCCCATAGTAATAAGGAGGATTAGCAATCCTAGGAGGCCAAAGCGAAGCAGGGAGAGCCACTGATTCTTCAATCACCGCACTCTGCGTCTCCGTAACTCCTTCTGCCGCCAGAAGCCAATCAATTCCCTTCCATATACCATAGCCACATGCTCCAAACATACTCAACAAAACTATTAGTTCAGCCAAGCTCATCTTAAACATGGAGAATGGATTCCTAAATCTGTCCTTAAAAAAGAACGCCCAAATTGGATTCATTTTTTCGTATTCCCGTTAATAGCTTCAAGAAGTTTATCTT